GTCACAAAGAATAGTTTCATTAAAATAGCATCATGAATTTCTTAGCCATGATTGTTCGATGCTTTGTATTCTATCCATATACAAGCGCAATTATTTTCTTAATAATTGCAATTGCTCTTTAGAATAATTCTAAACTACAGCCCTACAACCTAGGGCTGTAGCAGCTCAAAAAAAATAAATTATTTTGTTGACTTCTTATAATCTCCCATTAAAGTGGGCTATGTGTTAAACATAAAAAAACAAACTAACAAATAGGAGTTAAAAAAATGAAAACACAAACAATAAAAAAACATAAACAACTAGAAGCAAATATAAATAAAAAATTGTTTTTAGCTTGTAAGGTAAACGAAAAAAGAAAATCATCTAATAAATTATGGGTTGATGTTAAAGATGAGGCGTTGCCAATAGTCGAGGAGCGAGGAGGTTTTGTTATAGGTCAATTTCAAAACTTTGATTATTCATTAGAGACAATCAAAAAGAATACAACTCGATTTGATATAAAAGGGTTTAAAGAAAACTACCCTGAATTATATAAAACCTATTTAATAGATGGGCAATCAATTGAGTTAAAAACAAACTACAAAAAAATAAAATAATGGAATTAGCATTATATATTATTTTAATAATTGTAAGTTTTACAATTGCATTCTTAGGCGTGATTGTACTATTTACGATTGATCCATGGACAGGTTTAATTCTGTCCATGGGTGGTTTACTTTTATCAATTCGAACTATAGCGAGGGTTTAATTATGTTATCTTATCGGACATGGTTTATTAACTGTAAACCATTAAAGAACGAGGCAAGGGATTGGCAACTTGAATTGGAGAAGGGCAACACAATTCACACGTTTACCATATCCAATAAATTAAAACTAATAGACGTTGAATACTTTGCATATAAAAAGATTGACGGCTACGTAGACGAAGAGAAAAAAAGCTAGTCTATAACGCCCAGACTTAAAAATTATGGCGTTCTCTTAGGGGCGTAGAGGTTAACGCCCCACTTAATAGAGGTACCAACCAAAATCCAAAAATTAAAATTTTTTTATTATTATTTTTTTACGAAAATTTTATTAAAGTTTCCTAACATTGACTAAACCTAACATGACAGATACAAGTAGTATGGTCTTGTAGAATTAGGGGGTAGATTTTAAGGGGACCCAAGGGTATAGTAAATTAAGATGACAGATACAGAATTATTGACCACCGATCAATTACGAGAGAGGCTCGAAAAAGTATGGTTGAAACATATAAAATTATGCCAAGACAACTTCTTGTATTTTGTAAAGAATGTTTGGCCAGATTTCATTTGCAGAACTGATAAGGATCCAGATAAATGGGGACACCATCAACACATAGCACACGAGTTTACTAAGATATCAAAAAATAAAAAAGGAAGGCTCATAGTGAATATGCCTCCTAGACACACTAAATCAGAATTTGCATCTATATACTTTCCTGCTTGGATGATTGGAAAGAATCCTAAAATGAAAATTATGCAGGTATCACACAATGCAGAACTTTCTGGAAGGTTCGGTGCGAAAGTAAGAAACTTAATTGACAGTCAAGAGTATAAACAGATCTTTGGAGATGTTAGACTAAGAGAAGATAGTAAGGCAAAAGGACGTTGGGAGACCAATCAAGGTGGGGAATACTTTGCAGCGGGTGTTGGCGGTTCTATCACAGGACGAGGGGCGGACTTACTTATTATCGATGATCCACACACGGAGCAAGACTCACTATCCGATAGTGCAATGGAAAGAACTTTTGATTGGTACTTGTCTGGTCCTAGACAACGTTTACAACCTGGAGGCTCAATTGTACTTGTAATGACAAGGTGGGCTCAAGATGATTTGACTGGTCGATTAATTAAATCACAAAATGAACCTAAGTCAGACCAATGGGAAACAATTTCTTTTCCAGCTTTGCTTGGAGAAGATGACAATGTTCAACCCGTGTGGCCTGAATATTGGAGCCTAGATGAATTAGAAAAAGTTAAAGCGTCAATATCAATTAGAAATTGGTCAGCTCAATACATGCAAAACCCCACGTCAGAGGAAGGAGCAATTCTTAAAAGAGAATGGTGGCAGCCTTGGGTCGGGGATCTTCCTACATTAAAACATGTTATTCAATCATATGACACGGCATTCAGTAAAAAAGAAACTGCCGACTACTCAGCCATTACTACATGGGGAATATTCACGCCTCACGAATCAGGGCCTGATGCTATTATGTTAATTGATGCTATTAAAGGTAAATATGATTTTCCAGAATTAAAAATGGTAGCCCTCGATCAATATAAGTATTGGCAACCAGAAACAATTATTATAGAAGCTAAAGCTAGTGGACAAAGTTTATTACAAGAATTAAGAAGAATGGGTATACCGGTTATGGATTACACACCAGGAAGAGGCCAGGATAAACACTCACGGGTCAACGCCTGTTCTCCGATATTTGAATCTGGACAAGTGTATTACCCTCGAGACGAACATTGGGCTCAAGAAGTTATTGAGGAATGTGCTGCGTTTCCTCATGGTGAGCATGACGATTATGTAGACAGTACGACACAAGCTATGTTAAGATACCGACAAGGTTCTTTTGTAACTACTTATTCTGACGAGGATGAGGTTGAAAGTTATAAAGAACGTAAATACGTATATTATTAATCAAAGGAGACGACATGTCAAAAAAATTAAAAAGTAGATTAAAGAGAGCAGCACTCGCTGGTATAGCGATGTATGGTGCATCTAAAATGTTAGGAGCACAAAAAACTGCAGCTCCTATTGGAGCACCTCCAGGAGCTAAAACTCCATCATCAACAAAAATTAATGCTAACAAGAGAGTTGTAGATCTAGGTCCTTCAACAAAAAACATTGTTGGCAAAACTACAAAAACAACTGTAGATAGAGATGCTTTACCAAAAGAGATAGAAGAAAAAGCTTCTAAAATAAAAGTAGCACAAAAGAAAATTAACAAAGCTGTTATGAAAAGAAAAGAGGCAGGAATGCTTTCACCAACTATGCCAAAATCTGAAAGTCAGTATAATGCTTTAACAAAAGAAAATTCTGGTTTGAATTTTATGGATGGTGCTAAAAAAGGTAAGATGATCAAAGCACGTGGTGGCGGAATGGCAATACAAGGGATGAAACCAACAAAACTTTATTAAGTTAAAATGGCTGAAATTGAAAAAGCAATTGAAGAGGAAGTAGCAACTCCTGATTCTGAAGAAGTAGACGTTGAGATAGAAGGTGAGAAATCTGAAGTAGAAGAAGTTATAGATCTTACAGAACAATTCTATTCTAATCTTGCAGAAGAGATGAGTGATGATGTTCTGCAAAGAATATCTAATCAACTTTTAGATGATTATAAAAAAGATAGAGTCTCAAGAAAAGATTGGGAAACATCTTACACCAATAATTTAGATCTTCTTGGAATTAAACACACAGAGATGACTAGACCGTTTAAAGGTTCGGCATCCGTGACTCATCCACTATTGTCCGAAGCAGTTACATCATTTCAAGCACAAGCATATAAAGAATTACTTCCATCATCAGGGCCTGTAAAAACTAGAGTCTTAGGAGTTGAAGACGAACAAAAAATGAATCAAGCACAACGAGTGCAAGACTTCATGAATTACATGATCACCGAAGAGATGGAAGAGTACACTCCAGAATTTGATCAGTTATTATTTTATTTAGCACTTGCAGGATCAGCATTTAAAAAAGTTTATTACGATGAAGTGATGCAAAGAGCTGTATCTAAATTTATTCCTGCAGAAGATTTAGTGGTACCATATTATGCAACCGATTTAATGGAATGTGAAAGAATTACTCATGTTATTAAAATGGGAGAGAACGAGATACTTAAAAAACAAGCAGCAGGATTCTATAGAGATGTAGAATTAAAACCAACTGCAGCAGGTCCTACAGAAATTGAAAAAAAATACCAAGAGTTAGAAGGAGTAACCCCTTCAACTGACAAACAATATTCATATTCAGTACTTGAGATGCATGTTGATTTAAACCTAGAAGAGTTTGAAAATAACAATTCAGAAAAAGAAGTAAAAATTCCATACATTGTAACTATCGATGAAGGTTCAGGAGAAGTTTTATCTATTTATCATAACTACGATATCAATGATGAGACTAAAAAAAGAAAAGAATACTTTGTACATTTTAAATTTTTACCAGGATTAGGGTTTTATGGTTTTGGATTAACACACATGATAGGTGGATTATCTAGAACTGCTACACAATCTTTAAGACAATTACTAGATGCAGGTACATTATCTAACTTACCTGCAGGATTTAAGTCTAGAGGTATAAGAATCAGAGACGATGACCAACCATTTCAGCCAGGAGAGTTCAGAGATGTAGATGCACCAGGTGGAAATATCAAAGATCAGTTTCAAATTTTACCATTTAAGGAACCATCAGCTACATTATACCAATTAATGGGCTTTGTTGTTCAGGCAGGACAGAAGTTTGCAGCGATTACTAACATGGATACCGGTAATGATTTGCAAAATAGAGCTGTTGGTACGACTGTGTCCTTATTAGAGCGTGGATCGAGGGTCATGAGCGCAATACACAAGCGATGTTACTACTCAATGAGAAGAGAATTTAGACTTTTATCAAAAGTTTTTGGTACATATCTACCACCAATCTACCCATATTCAGTATATGGTGCAGATCAAGCAGTAAAACAAACTGATTTCGATGATAGAGTCGATGTAATACCGGTTGCCGACCCAAATATCATGAGTATGGCACAAAGAGTAACGCTTGCTAACGAAAATTTAAAGATTGCTATGTCAAATCCTTTAATGCACAACTTGAGAGAGGCCTATCGAAGAGTATATGAAGCATTAGGGACTCAAGATATAGATCAGATACTTATTCCACAAGAAAAACCAACACCTAAAGATCCTGCAACTGAAAATATGGAAGTATTACAACAAAAACCATTAAAAGCGTTTGCAGATCAAGATCATGATGCTCATATAAATGCACATAGAGCTTTTATGTCTACAAGAATGGTACAAATTAATCCTCAAGTGTATTCAGCTCTACAAGCACATATTTCTGAGCACGTTTCAATGAAAGCTCAAGGAGAAGTAGGAGCTATGATTGTTGATAATCCAGAAATGCAAGCACAGTTTCAAAGTGATCCTCAAGGAGCACAAATTCAAATCAATGCTATGGTTGCAAGAAGAGTTGCAGAACTTACATTAGAGTTAGCACAAAGTGAAGCAATGGGTCAACAGAAAGATCCACTAGTTGCATTGAAAGAAAGAGAGTTAGATCTTAAAGCTATGGACTTACAAAGAAAAGCTGAACAAGATTTAGCAGGTAATGAAATTAGAGAAAACGAAATTGATGAAAGATTAGATATTGAAAAAATGAAACTAGAAAATAATGAAGATCAAGCAGCAGAGAGAATAAGAATTGCTGATGAAAAGTTAGAGATTGCTAGACTTAAAAAAAGACAAGGTAAGTAATGAAAAGAAAATTAAGAGTTTTAAAAGCAAAGGGCGGTGCAGATGCTGCTAAAGATGATTTTAAAACACCTTCATCAATGTCTGCTGTAACTAAAGGTAATCCTTTTTCAGCTGGTAATCAAGGTGCAACAAATACTAGTTCTAGTATTAATAACACCAATAATAATACAACGAACAATACAACAAATAATACAACACAAAAATCTAGAAATATTCCAATAGTAGGGCCTGTAACATTAGGTATAAATATTTTACAAAATTTAACAAAACAAAAAACAGCTAAACATCCTTTTAGTGCAAATACAATTAAACAAACAAAAACCAAACCACCTATGGGTGGAGGTGGTGGAGGTGGGGAACCACAACTTTGTCCAGATGGAACTATGCCACCATGCAAAACAACAGGAGTAGTAAAACCAAACGCACCAAATAAATCAAATTTTTTTGGAGATTTTAAAGCTTACAATAAAGGTGGAGGGGTACCTTATGGTCCACCACCGTTAAGAGGACCCAATCCTCAAGTTCCACCTGTAAAGTTTTCTAGAGGTGGGGGTGCTGCAATAAGGGGACTTAAATTTAAAGGAGTATTTTAATGTGGTTTCAAGCTATTAAACTTGCAGTTTCTGCAGGATCAAAAATTTACGCTAACAAGCAGAAGACGAAGATGGCTATGTCAGAAGCACAGCTTATGCACGCTACAAAAATGGCTCAAGGCCAGGAA